GATTGGACTTGTGCTGTCTTGAGTTCTAAAGTTAAATCCAGCGGATGATCCAAAACCTGTAGTCGCTGTGTTTGTCCACAAAGCCTGGGAGCCAGATGTATAACCACTAGTCTCAATTCCACCAGAATCTCCAATTTGAACTAAAGCAGTAATACCTCCAGCGGAAAATCTGACCTCGCTAAACATAACTACAACTTGCTTTATTCCAGTTGGAATGGAACCAAAAGTGACTGACGTTCCTGACGTTGTGGCTTGCAGAGCCGATAGGGTAAACCCAGCGGAAGGAGCAGCAGCAAAAACTGGAACAGAGCCAGCCCCTTGTGATTTTAAGAGATGACCTGACGTACCCGCTGCCACAGTAGTAGGATTACCAGAGGCATCCCATGTAATAAGCTCACCGTCTGTACCAGCTTTAAGCTCTGCAAGACTAATAGCGTCATTAGCTATCTTTGCTTCGGTCACAGCAGCATTAGCTATCTTTGCTTCGGTCACAGCAGCATCAGCAAGGTCAGCAGTTGTTGTCGAACTTAAACTATTTTTGCCAGATAAAAATGCACTCATTGTCTACTCCTACGTCTGGCTCAAGAAGCTGAGAGTCGCTTCTAAAGTTGAGACAGCATTACATTTCATCTGGATTGCATCACCCGCCCCAAGCACTAGCTTGCCTTGTACAACACTTAGTGTGTCAGCGACTGGGATTGATATGCCTTTGACAACATACCCGTCATCTCCACTTGCTCTATTTACATAGACATCCAAAGTGCCAGCATTAGCAGCGTGAACATTTGCAACTTGCAATCCAATGATTGTAATTATCTCTGATCCACCAGCCGTCAAGACACTATCACCAAGTGTAGCTGTAAGATCGTGGTTAACACCTTTTAATACGTCTGCCATTTTTAACCTCCTAATGCGAGCGTCAGGCCAACGCCTACGCCACCTAAATTGCTGAGTGATGTAGACGCACTCGCTACGTCTGATAGATTGTTTGCAGCAGTCATATCGCCACTGCCGTTGTTACCAGAGAAAGCAACGACAACACCAATGGAATCACCATCTGCTAGTGTGCCGTATGTAGCAATATGTGTCACGGCCACTTTTGAGTAGCCTGAAGCGTCAGTAACGGCCCCCGACACTTGAAAGACTGCGCCAGCAGGAGCAGTACCTGCCTCTTGGATGTAGATTGTTGCTGAGTTACTAGCCGTTGGGTCGTCTAAGCTGTCAATAAAGTTATTAATATTAACACCGTTGGCTTCTACATCATCAAAATAAAGAACTGTTGCACTTGAAAGCGTGGCGTTATTAGCAAATACTTTCCCCGCCCCTTGGTCTGCGTCAGTAGTTGCGGTTTCCCATACCATCTGAAGGCCGGGGGCTGGAATAGACGAGTTAACGTAGGCTTTGATAGATTGTTGCGTGGCAAGAAGAGTGGCTGAATTGGAACTGAGCGTGGCACTGTTCTCAATTCCAGTGACCGTAGCACCAGAGGCGAGTGCAAGAGATGTCGAAGCTGTAACAACAGTACCCGTAAGGTTAGTGAACTGTCCTGTTGTCTGAGCGGAAGCACCAATAGTTGCCCCATCTACTGTACCGCCATTAATATCTACAGTTGTTACTGTGCCAAGGTTGGGTGACGTACCAGAGAATGTTGCACCTTCAGCTAGAACTTGAGCGTCTGCATAAGTAATGTTGCCAGTTGCCGCACCCGTTGCTGTAGTCGTGCCAAACGCAAAACTATCTGCGCTTTCGTCCCACCCCATAAAGATGTTGTTACCAGTGGAACCCCGCTCCATGACAAGACCAAGATCGTTAGCATTAGAAGTGGCTCCTGAGTTTAGTTCAATTAACGGGTCTTTAATTTCTGTATTTGTAGAATCTACTGTGACTGTCGTGCCGTTAACAGTTAAATTTCCAGTAACAACAAGATTTCCAGCAACATCAGTGTTACCAGTAGTCTGAATACTATCTACCCAAAGCTTCAGCCAACGTACGCTTGTTGAACCAAGGGAGTCGGTGCCATCAGTATCAGATAGCACATCCCCACCATGTGTAGTCGCGCCTATTAATTTAGATGTGCCCCCAACAAATAACTCTTTGGCAATACCCACGCCTCCATCTGTGTGAATAGAACCAGTAGTGGCTGAAGAAGAAACAGTCGCATCATCTACAGAAACAACGCCACTTGTTGTTACAGTTGTAAATGATCCGGCGGCGGCAGTGTTGGCACCAATAATACCATCGTAGTTAGTAGACGCTAGCTTACCGTTAGCAGAATCAAACGTTAAGTTAGTACCAGTTTTGGGTAACTGTGATCCTGTAGCTGCAGTGACAAACAAAGGGAAACAACTAGTGTCTGAGCTTTCATCAGCGGTAAAAACATACCCGTCTGCTTCGGTTATACCGGCAGCAGTTAGCCGTAGCTCAATACGATCACCAGCAGAATAAGTTCTAGCAGTTGTGCTCTCTGCGCCGCGAACAACGGTTAACGCGTCTGTAGACCGCGCAGTACACTTAACAATCTCTAGGTTATTAGAGGTGTCAATTAATGTAGCATAAAAATAATCGCCACTGGATGGGTTAGGGAACGACGCTCCGTTACCAGAAGTCAATGCTATAGATGTTGCTGAATTTGAAATACCGCTAGCAAGTGTGCCAAAGGCATTATTTGTAAATAACGCTTGTACCATGTTTTAACTCCTTAACACCACGCGGACTGCCGTACAGTAGGTGCGGCTCGTGCTGCGCCTATATTTACACGCGCCCTACGCTCAGTTACTTTAAATACAAACTGTTTCGCATGGTACGCAGCTAATTCAGTATCACTCCACGTTCTCTCAGGAAGCGTTAACAGTTGCTGTAAAGCGCCGTGCATAATAGCGTCTTCTAAATCATCCATCACAGCTTCGTTCATACCTGTAGACGCCCTACTAGGCCGTTGAGCTACAAACATATTAATCTTATCACTGCCGTTAATAGGCACTAATGCCACATGAAACGTAATAGGGTTAAGCTGGAAAAAATATTGCGGGGTTGCCCGCTCAGTGGTAACGGCAGATGGATACTTAGGGTAGAGCTGGTGAAGCGCCTCGAGTGTAATAGGGCTAAGCTCGTTACCATTAATATTAGCCGTAAGAACAGTATACACTTCAGCATTTGATTCAGGGACAAAAGAATATTGAAACGTACCTGCCGTTGTAGTGATAGCAGCTTGTTGATACCGCCAAGCGTTAGTTCGTTCACATACATCAATAGCAGAATTACGGATATATGTTACAATAACAGGTTGAGGGCAACCCGGTACACTAGGTGCAATTCTATTTACAAGATCAGAAAACAGTCGCGTTGCCATTACACCACCTCAACTTGAAGGGGTTGACCTGCGTTCTCTGTATCTGTCACAGGTAGCGACGCTGTAGTAGCACCAAGCTCCGCCATAAATAAATCTTTGTACATCTTAGCCCGCCCACTTGTAACGTGTTCATTATCAATAGATTCTGCTAAGAACACTACAACATCTATTAAAGCAGGTACATAGGCATCTGGCAGCAGTGTAACAGTAGCACCACCGGCATATGTAGGCGGAACCTGTGAATACTCTACAGTAAGAGTCTGGTTTGCAGGAGCCTTCGGATATATAAAAAATTTATTTGGGTTACGCACATGGCGCATCCAGTTTATAGCGGCCCCTGCGGTGGTATTCGGCCATGTAGGTATTGTCTGGTCAAGAACCTCACGGTCTGCCTCAACTAGTCCTGTACCACCAACAATAGAATAACATTCAATTATACGTAGTGAATCGCTAGGAGCAGATTGAATAACTGCGTTCTGCACACACGCCACAGTACCGACAAAAGAATAGAGGTCCGGGCGCAGCAATTGTATTCGCTTTAACCCTTGGTTACAAAGGTCAAGTAAGAACACATCACTATACCGATAATCAACAGTTTCATCTTGGATGATCCGCCGCACCGCTGTAATTATGTCGTTCAATATCATTTTTTAGTACCGCCTGTAGCACTAATCTTAAGCCCTGTACCTTTTTTAGGTTCAGTCTTACTAATAACGTCTTCATCGGTAGACAAATCAACTGTAGCCTTACGGCCAACTTGTTTCGACGGAATAAATTTTTCAGGGAACGCAATCTCTTCTGGAACTTCTTCCACAGCAGGATTATTGCATAGAGTATCGTTGTAGTTATAAATTGTACCATCGAGTTTATGCCGAAGCCAACGCCCCGGATGTCCAACAATAGCCATAGGTGCCTCCTAAAATAAGAGAGAGAGAGAGAGGGGGGCCGAAGCCCCCCAATCAATTACGAACAATCAGTAATAGCAGCCCACACCTTTATCTTAGCAAGATCAGTTACAGCACCAGATACACCAATAAGCATATCTATAGTGTCTGCAGCCGCAAGATAATGGGTCTGGTTATCACCATTCAAAAGTGCGCCAGTTGATTGAGTGGTTCCTGCTGCGTTAGCATTACCCCCATCAATAAACCCATCAACGTCACCACCGGTAAGACCGATGTCAAATGTTGATGCCGCACCTTCAGCAGTTA